TGGATGACGCCGTCATAGATGAGATCGCCATCCTGAAAGAGCGGGTTGGCTTCCACATCACGCGGGCGCGCCTCACGGTTCGCCGCGGTGATGGTGGAATCGGCCTTCAGGTCGCGGAACGTCCGCGAGCCGTGGAAGGCCACATAGTATTCCTTGCCGTCGCCGGTCTTGAACGGACGCACATGCGGGTCGGCGAGCTTGGCGATGCGCTTCATCAGCGACATGGCGGCGGCCGTACACTTGTCGTCGGTCGTGTCGAGGTTGCCGACCGCCGTCGCCCACGTCGCCGAGTAGTTCGAGACCAGCTTGCCGAACAGCAGGCGGTCCGAATTGGCGGCGTTGTGGGCGTTGCGGTTGGCCGCAGACGAGTCGGCCATGTTGACCGTCGTGTCGCCGGTCGTGACGACAGACAGCATCGCCTTGATGATGTCGTCGCGCATCTTCTCGGCTTCCCACTCGCGCAGCATGTCCTTCGCCGCGTTGAGCAGGTCGATCTCGGTCTTGTAGCTCTCCGACTTCGGCACCTTGACGCCGTTGCGGCGCCAATCGACGGAGATCGCGCAGTTGTAGTTGCCGAGCTGTTCCTCGAAGCCCTCAAGCACCTGCGATCCCGTGCGCCCGTCGCCCGTCAGACGGGTGATCAGCGGGATGTTGATGGTCTTGCCGGCCTCGGATTGAAGCTCGTACTTGCTGATGATGATGGAAGACGAAGACTTGCCCATATAGGGGCGGAAGCCGGACGCTCGGATGTATTCCTGGAAGTAGCTCGAAAGCCACTTCTGTTTTACCGAGGCCGTTGCAAGGGCCGTTTCAGCCATTGTTCAGGGTCCTTAGAAGAGGTCGTCGAACGCCGCCCCCGGTCCCGTGCGAATGCCGTTCACCCCTCCCCCGGTAGAGGGCTGGTTGACGATACTGCGCGGTGGCGGCGGTTGTTGCGATGACTGTTGCTGGGAACCCGCACGCTCTTGAGCGAGCGCGCGGTAGCGCTGCACAGCCCACCCGTCAGGATCGGCAGGGTCGAAACCGTGCTCGGCCTGAAGCTCCGCGATCTCTTCACGCAGAAGATGATCGTGAAACTCGGTCAGGAGGGCCTTGTAGGGATTGCGCGAGGACTGGATTTCCCGAGCGACGCCGGGCCTGGAACGAGAGATTTCCTGAAACCACTTCTGGGCCTCATCGACGACCTCATCGCCGACCTGCATGCGCGCCATCTCCTCGAACGTGTCGAGTTGCTGGGATCGCACCATGTCTTCCGGCGAGATTTCCTGCTGCTGTTGCGGGGCCTGCTGTTGCGGTTGTTCAAACCGCGCGAGCTTGTCCTGCAATTCCTTGAGCGCGGCGTCCTTCTTCGAGAGCTGGGTCTTGTAGCCCCCGCGAATCTTCGCCAGCACGCCGGGCGGGATATACCCCTCCGGTATGTCGCTCTCCGCATCGCCGGCATCGTCTGCGGCGTCCGTGTCAGCGACCTGCTCAACAGCATCGTCTTCCACTGGGTCTAAACCCAGCAGGTCATCGTCCTGCTCGTCCATCTTGATCCTCTCACAGCGCCCGATAAACGGCGGCGGCCCGTGTCAGCGCCCGTAACCCCGGCGGCGGGATTGCCTTTCGGCAAATCTGTTGTGCGGCAGGCCTAAGCCCCAACCGCCGTCATGTACGCAGCAAGGGCGGTGTAAGCCGCGCGGGGAAACCAGCGTCTCACCCTCATACACGGCGTCAGCGGTCACAAGCTCCACGATGAACACGCAGGACGCATCCCATGCGCCTTCGTTGAGCCAGGGGGAGAGAGCGGGATGCGCTTTGGCGTCGGCTTCCGTGGGGAAACTGGTGAAGTGGTCGATCATGTTGTCACCGCCTGAAGTTGCGCGTTAGAGAACGCGGTAGGCCAGATGGCGAGGCGGCGGAGGTAGGCGGCGGCCTCTGTGCCTCCTGATGTTTCCCGTCCAAACCGGATAGTGGTTGGGGTACTCGGCGCTGACCCGGATGCGTCTTCCGTCGCCAGCGTTCCACCGCCCGCAACCTGAAAAGAGTTTGCGGCGCACCGCGCGGCCATCTTGCTTACGCCGACTGCCAGAGTGCCGACAGACGGTAGCGCCTGCTGCACGCTGGCGGCTGCGACATACATGCGCGCGCCCGTTCCCGCACCGGCTGTTGAGTACAGAAGCGCCCGATCGCTGGAGTCACCGTCGTCAACTTGCAGAAACGCAGATGACGCGCCTGAGTTTTTCAGCGTGGGGAAATCCACTTCCGCATACATCGTCACCGGATACGCCAGCCCGCTTACAGGCAGGGAGATAACGTCTGCTGCTCTTGTGGCGCTGGCGGTTGTGGTCGGGATGTAGGAAGAGGCGTAGGCGGCGGCTTCGAGTTGAGCGCCCCACTGATACCACGCCATTCCGCCGGTAAGCGATGCGCCAGCGGCTCCGCAGTAAATTTGAGCGGTGTTCCCCGTTGTCCACGCCGTATCGACCATGATGATGCGATACCAGTTGGACGACCCAAGGCGCTCAATGCGCGCCCCGGTCCCGCTGACCGTCATCGCGTCCCAATTTACGGTGCATGTCACTTTTATCGCAGCAGCCGTGAGGTCGCGAAGGTAGAAGGACCCCACAGAATCCGTGCGGTTGACGTTTTGCACGTAGACAGATGCGCAGCAGTTCGTCCCGACCACAGCGCCTACGGCCTGCACAAGCTGAGTCGCGGCAGTTGTCGTGACTGTGCAAAGGTCCGCCGTCGCCGTACCGTCCGGGGCCACGCCAGCATTCGCCGTAACCGTGATGTTCGGGTTCGACCACGTCGCGTTGTCGAACTCCTGCGACCACAGGCAAAGGTTCGTCGCCGCCCCCTCAACCAGCAGCCCCTTATCCGTGATCCTCGCCGCACCTGATGCGAACGAGGTAAGCACGCCAGCCGCCGTCTGTGCGTATCCTGTGGAAGCGCGAGCGATGGAGATGGAAGGAAGGCTGGAAAACGCCGAAACCTTCGTGCCGCTCAGTTCGTACCAGCCGGTTAGGAAGTCCGTCAGGAACGTCGGGCGGGTGTAGGCGTAAAGGGGGTGGGCGTCCACAAGCCCGGAGCCGATGGTGCCGCCGAGGATGGGCGACAGACTCAGAGAAAGGCCGAGGCCGATTTGCATCTCAGTACAGCGCCACCATGTTCGTGGCAGTCGAGGCCGTCGTCACGCGCGTGGCGCGGATCGGCAGGATTGCGCCAGCCGGCACCCCAACAAAAGTCACCGTCGCGCCGTTCATCACAACCACCACGCTCCCGGCGCCGCCGACATAAATCCCTGCGGTAACCGGAATGTTCGTTGAGTCGTTCGGAGAAATCGCAGCCGCCGCAAAGGCGCTGCCGGTATCGTTTGGATTACGAGACACGCTGCTCCCCTTCTCTCTTCACTGCTAGGGCCTGCTCGGCCTGCCACGCACCCGACTTGATCTTTTCCATCTCCACGCGCTCGCGGCTCTCCAGCTCACGGGCGCGAAAATCCAGTTCCATGCGCTGAAACGCGAGCTTCTCGCGCTCCAGCTCCAGCTCTGCGACTTTGATCTTGTGATCGTCGTCGGCCTTCTGGCGCTCGATGTTCTGCGCCTCGTGCGCCTTCGCCGCTTCGAGCTTGATCTTCTCCATGTCGGGGTTCGGCTGCTTGGCCTGCGCCTCGCGCATCGCCTGGATGCCCTCGACCATCTGCTGCTTGTTGCGCAGGCCGGGCATCACCTTGATGACTTCCTCCGGCGGGATCGGAAGCCCCTTCTGGATCATGTCGCCGAGCAGCGCGTACTGCTGGTGATCCTGCGTCGGGCTCTCCGGCGTCACGTCAATGGTGATGTCCACCACGGCTTCCGCCAGGCGGTTCTGCATCTGCGGCTGGCCATCGGGGCCGAGAACGGGATTGCCCATCGCGTCCATCGCAGGCTCGTTCACCTGCAGATATTGCGGCGCGCCGAGATCGTCGCTGATGCGGATCCAGCGCGGATTGGTCCAGAACTGACGCGCACGCGCCCAGCACTGGCGAAACACACGCAGCTCCCAGTCCGTGATGCCGCCGAACGCATCCGCAAGCTCCGTGAGCCCCGCGGACTGCTCGTTCTCCATCGCGACGCCGGACTTGCCCTGCCCTTCGCGGCCGAGGATCGCCGGCGTCGGCGCCAGACGCAGAAGCTGCTGCTCCGCAATGCCAAGCAGCTGGAATTGACCCGCCACCTGATCCACGAGCGGGATGACGCCGAAGTCCTGCCCGAACGTACCGTGCTCGATCTCGACGTGACCATCCGGCCGCGCCAGTTCACGGCGCACCTTGTCCACGTCCTGCACCGCCGACTTGCTGCCGAACGTCTGGCGCACGTTGAGCATGTGCAGCAGCTTCGACTGCCGGCGGTTGTAGCCGTCCTGCGGGCTGCGCAGATCGCGCACCGCCCCATAAGGCATGTTGTCCCGGTCGCGGGCGTAGGCCTGCTTCTCGATCGGGTTCAGCGGCTTGCCTTGGTCGTCCACATAGGGGCTGGGGCCATATTCCAGCACGCCGCCACGCACGAACACGCAGCGCATCCAGCCTTCGGCTTCCTTGTGATACAGCTCCACGACCATCAGGCGCTTGCGCTTCTGGTCCGCCCACATGCTATTGGGCTTGTCCTCGAACGATTGCGAGGCAGAGATTGGGCCCTCGTAGCTCGTCTCGACCGCCGCCTGCGCGTCCTCGTCGTCCTTGTACATGCCCAGGACCGTGTCCTGGTCCATCCACTTCGCGACGCCGTCGTAGCGGATGTCGCTGAAGTCCTCCTCCCGGCTGAACGGGTCGAAGAAATACTCCTCCCACGGGATGCGACGGGCGACGACCTTGTAGTCGGGCTCCTCCTGCTCGACCTCGATGATCGT